CAGCCCGCCGCCTCTCTATAAGGACCCGCAGTCGGAGTGTAGCGCAGCCCGGTTAGCGCACTTGTCTGGGGGACAAGGGGTCGTGGGTTCGAATCCCGCCACTCCGACCATTTAAGTCATTGAAATTGCTTATAAAAACGCGGTTCACGAAACTAGAACATGATGAGAACATTTTCGACCTTTCGACCTCGTTTCGACTCGTTGGTCTTTGCATCGTTCTGGAAGCGTTCCAGACGCCGTGATTGACGCCCCGATGCGTCTCCGATCCGCAAAAAGAAACGCTCCGGCGAGTGGGCCGGAGCGTGCATATTTTCGACCTTGCGAGCGCGTTTCGACTCAGAGCGTTCTAGGGACGTTTCGACAGCATTTTCGCGCGCTCGGCTTCAAGGATTTTGATGTCATTTGAAAGGTCGACAGCGAGAGCCGATATTGCGTCTCTGATAGCCTTTATTTCCCAAGGACGCATTTTCCCGAAACGAGTTTTAATCTGCGCTGAGTCGCTCAATGCGCGTGCTTTTGCTATAGCGCGCGTGATTCCAACCTGCTGTCCATACGAAAATATTATTTCGGGATCAAAATTCGCGCGTTTCAATCTCGTGCCTCTATCTATGCTTCACAGCTTCACGCTCAGCTTAGCCACGGCCTTGTCGGCCTGGTCTGGGGTTTTCGGTAGGTAGTGCTCGACGATCTGCATGCCGTCTTCGATCGTGTGACCGCTCATCGAGCAGACGAATTCGACGGTCGCCTCATCGAGGATATATTGCACGAATCCGGAACGGCGGCCGTCGCGCAGTTGTGCGTCCTTGAGATGGCCGTAGCGGCGCTTGTCGCTCGCCACCAAAGCGTCGCGGATGTCGGCGAAAACATGGGCGAGTGCGCGCAGCTCCCAGGCTTCGCCATCGGCCTCGCGGGCGGTGAGCAGGCCTTTCTTGCTGGCGGCGGGCGGAGCGGCCGCGAGGCGCGTTTCGACGATCTCCGGGAGGCGCATGTTCACCTCGAAGCCGGGGTCCAGCGCGCCGCGCTTGCCGACATGGGACGATTTAGACTGATTGAAGATGAGGCGCTTACCTTCTGGCGTCTCAACGATATGCTCTTGTTCAAGCCTCACGACGTCGCTGATGCGCTGAACGCAGGCGAAGCCGATCACGAGCGCCGTTCCGATCGACGGGCGCCCGGCGGCGTCGCAGGCGGCGACGAGGGCGCGGATGTCGTCTGGCTTCAGACGCATTTTGCGGCGGTTTCCCTGCCCGATCTTGATCTTGGCGAAGGGATTGACGGGCGGAATCATCTCCTCGATCGACGCCCAGTTGAAGATCATGCGGCCGCGCGCGGCGACATGGCGCGCCGTCTCCGGCGCCTCGAAGGCGAGCGCCTTGTGCCAGTCGGAAACGCGCTTGCGCGAAAGCGTCGCGGCGACCTCGTGACCGAATTCCTTCTCGAGACGCTTTAGCTCATATTCATAGGCTTCCTGCGTCTTGGCGCGCAGCTTCTTCCAATCTAGAGAGGCTTTGTAGGCGGAGATCAGCTCGCCGACCGTGCGCGGTCCCTCCCGGCGCGGCCGCGGGCGGCTTCCCGGGTCGCCGCTCGCCAGCCATTCCTCGGCCTTCTTGTTGAGCGCCTTCGCCTGAGACATGGCTTCGGCGTAGTTCTCGCCAAGCGCGACGGCCTTGAAGGCGTCACGAATGCGCCGGTCGGGCTTCCAGTGCCAGCGGCCGTTGACGAGAAAGCAGCGCTTCTCCTTCGCATTGGGACGAGAGGCCTTTTTAACAGGCTTCTTGGCGGCAGGTTTCTTGGGCATGGCGGTCTCCGGATCGCCAGTCGAATCGGAAAGGGTTAAGGCGTCAAGCGGCCGAGCGAGATGAGATCGGCGGACATTGCGTCTCGATCGCCAGCTCGGGCCAGTAGCGCCATAGTCCTGGATCGTATCGTTGCAGCCTTTTCGCTAGTTCATTCGCATCCTCGTAGCTGCGAAGGATAACGGTATGGCCTCTTTTGGACCGATCGGGAGACGCCATGCCGATGCGCCAGCAGCGCTCGTCTTCGGCCGCATCGTAGCTTTTATCGCTCACGGCCTTCCTCCCTGGATGACTTGCAGCTCGGGCCCGCCGAGCGCGCCGGCGCGGCGTTCTTCCGCCTCGATCCAGCGGCGCACGGCGGCCGCGTTCCAGCGCTTCTCGCGCCGCGACCAGGGGCACGGCGCCGGGAAACCATTTTCGGCCCAGCCCGCCATGCGGCGCTTCAGGGCGTCGATCGACAGGCCGAGCTCGCGCGAGAGGTCTGCGTAGCTCCAATAGGTTCGGTCCAGCGGCAGAGATGAAATCGCGGAAGCTTTCATTGCCCCCTCCATTCGAGAAACAGGCGCGCGCCCACGAAAGCGGCGAGAAGCGCGAGGCATATGCGGACGAAGAGCCGCCAGAGATCGGCGGCGTCCATCAGGCGGCGTCCTTTTCCCGGACGCCGCGCGCGGCGTTGGCGCGGGTCGCCTCGCCGATGAGGGCGGCGAGCGCATGTTCGGCATCGGCGCGATAGGCCGCCTGCCCTTCAGGATGCAGCTGGCCCCATGGCGTGCGGCTGCGCCCACTGTGCATGCCGGCAGCCATGGCCTCGATCGCCTCGGCTATGTCGAGCGTCTCGCCGAGATCAATGCGGACGGACATGGCCACCCTCCTTGGCTTCGAAGGTGACGCCGGCTTCCTTGGCGAGGTCATGCGCAGCGTCGAGCATAGCTTCGGCTATTCGGTGCGCGCGCTCACAGACCTGACAGTGGCATTTGCGCCGGAGATAGGCCGCATTGGCCTGCGCCGCGGCTTCTAAAGCGATGCGCGCGAATTCGACCGGTTGCGTCCTTTCGTCGGCGAGCATCTTGGCGACGCGACTGTTGCGGCCATCGTCATTGAGAACGAAGGCGACGAAGCGCGGGCTAGCGCTTTCCTTTGCGTCACGCGGCATGGATCGCCTCCGCTTGCTGCGCGAGGAAATCCCGGCCCGTCTTGGTGATGATGAGCAGCCCGTATTCGACGGCCATCAGCCGACGCAACACCAGGCTTTGCGCCGTTTGCGCCGTATGCAGGCGGCCGCGCGCACCGTCTCTCCGCGTGCGCCAGCCGAGGCGCGCCGGCTCCAATGCGCCGCCGCGCGCGTCTTCCAACAAAGCGCGCTGCGGCGCGCTCAACTTCCTGATTGGCCTAAGATGCAAATGGCGCATGCGCAATTCTCCCCGCGTGCGAATCCAACGCGAGAAAAATTCGCATATATGCGAAGCTTGGTCAACGCCTATGCGATCAAATCATCACACGGGTGATTTTCACGATGCGACCGACGATCGCCGCCCGCTCGCCGTCTACGGGAATGGGTCGCTCCTCGACGCTACGGTCCATCGTGCGGGTTTGCAGGTAGAGCCCGTCGAAGTAGCGAATTTTTGTCTCGGCGGCGCCACGCTCGAAATTGTAGATTTGCGCGATGACGATATCTCCCGCCCGCGCCTGGGCGTGCTGATCGAGCAGCGCCGCGTCGCCGGGAAGGACGCCGGAAAGCTCCAGGGCGCGATTGCCGATCCGCCACCATGATTGGTGAAACGGCAGCTCCTGCGGAGTTTCCGGCAGCTCCTCCGTCCATTGCGCGGCCTCGCTCTCGCGAAGGCCAAGCGCCGTCCCGCCGCCCGGCAACGCCATGCGATAATGCGAGGCGATGCGCATGGCGTTGTCGAGCGTCGCGTCATTTTCCTCGCGCAACCACCGGTAGAGCGTCGCCTGATTGACGCCGGTCGCATCCTGAATGTCTTTCGGCGTCACGCCGAAGCGCGACATGAGCGCCTGTAGCCATTCACGCACCTGGGCGCGCGTCGCCGCCGCCTCCTCGGAACGCGTTTTGCGCGCCATGAGCTTGTCCCCCGTCCGCCGCACGGGCGCGGCAATTGCTGTGGACGGTGAAATATGCACGCGCAAACGCTCCGTGAACTTCGCAAGGACGCTATTGACACTGGCGAATATGGAACGTGAATATCGCGTCATGCAAGACGTGATTCGCATAACTGCAAATCCATCCCCAGCCGGAACGACGGTCGTCTCCCGCCTGCATGAGGCGGTTACCCGTTGGGAGCGGCTAAATTTGAGCATTTTCGAGATGTTCGAGCGGCGGCCGATGCCCGTGCCCTATTCGACCTTCCGCCGCTGGATGAACGGCGAGCAGGAGCCTGGCTCTTTCCGTCTGGAAAAGACGCTCGCGGCGATGGCGGCGGCGACGGCGGAAGAAGAAGCGCGGCTGCGCAAGATTTTGATGGGAGGCGCAGCGTGACGGCGTGCGGCAAAACGACGGAGCCGAAGCCCGGATCCCGGGGCGCGCAAATATTGGCGCTGGCGCGCAAGAAGGTCGAGGTCTCGGCGATCGCCGAGCGTCTCGGAATTAGCGGCCGCAACGTCAACTCCTATCTCCGCTCTTTCCGAGCAAAGGGCCTCCTCCCTGAAAGAGAGGCGAAGTGAGCGCGCCCAAGGGTCATAGCGCCGTGATGGCGCAAAAGAAGCCGGCGAAGCTCTCCTCTGGCGAGGTTTGGGAGAAGCTCGAATTCTATCCGACGCCGCCATGGGCGACGCGGGCGCTGTTCGAGCATGTGTTGCCGAGGGTGTCTGCGGCCCAAGAAATCAAAGCGGCCTGGGATCCATGCGCCGGTTACGGGCACATGGTTGAGGTGCTGCGGGAATATTGCAGCGTCGTTGAAGGTTCCGACGTCTATAATTATCCGGGCGCGCCGCAATACATCCGACAGGCGGATTTCCTCGATCGCGAAACTGTCTGGCCGTTCGATCAGCCGGGCTGGATCATCTCTAATCCGCCTTTCGTTCCGGCGGTCGACATGCTCGAAAAGGCGCTGGCGCTCGATGGCGTCGAAGGCGTCGCGCTGCTGTTGCGGTTGCAATGGCTGACGACGGAAGGTCGTTATACGCGCATCTTCGGCAAGACGCCGCCGCTGCTCGTCGCGCCCTTCGCCGAGCGTCCGGCCATGTGCCTTGGCGGCTATGACGTCAAAGGCTCGACGGCGACCGATTACGCCTGGTTGATCTGGGCGCGTGATGATGCCGGTTGGCGCGACTGCACGTCGATCTCTCCCGGCGGTTGGTATGGCTTCACGATTCCGCTCTGCCGCGACGCTCTGTTCCGCGAGAGCGATTTGTTGCTCGCCCAGCGGCATGTTCCCGGGTGGGTCCCGCCGTCGCAACTGAAAAAGCTTTCGCCGGATCAGGGAAGGCTGACGCTTCCCGCCGCTTCGAGCGGCTGAGGCGCATTTGCGGGCGGCGGCGGATAAGCGAACCGCCCTCGCCCGCCTCGCGCCGATGATCCGGCGTTCCAGCGTCAGCGTTGCTTCCCGCTTCCCGGCATGTCTTGCCCGCGTTGCGTTGCGTGCGTGCGTCTTTTTCTCGAACCGCGCTGGAGGCGGCGATGAGCAAATCCCTTATCTGCCCATGCTGTGGCGCGTCGCGCTCGGCCAGGCATTTGGAGCTGTCGCGGGAATTTCTCCTGGCGACATTCTGCGGCCGATCTGTCGTTCTCGGCCCGGCGCAATTCGAGGTGCTGGAGCTGATGCGCCAGGCGCTGCCAAGGCCTGTTTACGTCGATTGGCTGATCGATGTCCGAGGCGGCGATTTGATTTCCCTGCGGCCGCTGATCTTTCGACTGCGCCGGAAAATCGCGCCCATCGGCCTTGAAATCCTGTCGAGCCAGGTCGGCAAAACGGCCTTCGGCAGCGTCCTCACCGAGGGATTTTATTTGCTGCAGGCGGCGCCGCGCATCCCGGAATCGGTTCGCCTTTCCCCCGATCCTGCGGTGGCGGACGAGCTTCCGCGTCTGGTCTGCGCGGGGTGAGCCATGAGCAATCAGAGGTTCGGCAACGCGAGGCCTGATTACAAGTTGTGCGCCTTCGACGCTCTTCCCGCTCGGCTGCGGCGGATCATCGCCAACGCGCCTTACGATTACACGTCGGTCTCTGTCCTGAAGATGTGGCGGGAAACGCGCGACGTCGATTATTGCGCGCGACGGATCATCGAGCGGATTTTCGAACAGCGCGACGAAGCCATCAGGCGAGATTGGGGCCCCGATCATCCGATGATCGGCGCGCGGCCGAAGGGGTGGCAATGAGCCGCGGCCGTCACGATCTCGAGGAAATCAAGCGTCGTCTCGCCGTGCGCATCGACGCGTTGGTGGCGCGCTGGTTTCCGCATGCGCAAAACGACGGCGGGCGCTATTGGCGGCTCGGCTCGATCCATGGCGAGCCCGGCCAGTCGCTCTGGATTTGGCGCAAGGGCAAGAAGCAGGGCGAGTGGCATGACGGCGCGAGCGGCCGCGGCGGCGACGCGCTGGCGCTCGTCGTCGCGGCCATGGGCACCGACTTCAAGGCGGCGCTCGAATGGGCGGCCGGCTGGACGGGCGTCGACCCGGTCGACATGGAGACGCCGGAGCAGCGCCGCGCCCGCGAAGAGCGCTGGAAGAAAGAGCAGGAGCGTCGCGAGCGCCAAGAGCGCGAAGAGAGCGAGCGCAAGCGCCTCGCCGCCAAGGCGCTGTTTCTTTCCGGCGCGCCGATCGCCGGGACACCGGCCGAAGCCTATCTTCTCGGCCGCGCCATCGACCTGTCGAAGCTGCCCCGGTCTGTCGATTGCCTGCGTTTCCACGACAGCGTCCACACGGCCGAAGGCGATCACCGGCCGGCCCTGCTGGCGGCGGTATGCGACGGCGCGGGCTTTCTCACCGTGCATCGGCATTTTCTGTTCCGCCTGCCGACAGGCGAATGGGTGAAGGCCTCCGACGCGCGCGTGCCGGAAGAGCGCCGCATGCAGGGCAAATCCGCCAAGCAAGCCTATGGACCATTCGGCGGCGGCATGATTCCGGTCTGGCGCGGGGCTGGCCATCATTCGTGGCGCTCGAAGAACGTCGGCGATGCGACGATTGCGACCGAAGGTCTCGAAGACGCGCTGACATGGGCCTGCGCGCGCCCCGACATGCGCGTCTGCGCCGCCGTCTCGCTCGGCAATCTCGGCCGCATGTGGCTCCCCCCGCAAATCAGGAACGTGCTCTGGCACCGCCACCGTGGCGACGGACCGAAGGCGCTGGCGCTCTATGCGAGCCAGGCCGAGGCGATCGCCAAGCGCGGCATCGCGCTCGGCGAGCTATGGGCGCCCGGAGACGCGAAGGATGTGAATGAGTGGGCGCAGGAAGAGGCGAGAAAAGAGAGGGCGTTGGCATGATTCCGATCGACACGCCGCCGGGAACAAAAGTCATCTGCATCAACACGCGGCTGCGCTTGGCGACGCGCGCCGCGATTGTCTGTGGCCAAATTTATACGGTCCACGGTTGGACAACCGAAATTCTGACAAACAAGCCCCTCGTCGATCTCGTTGAAAACTACGACGAGGAATGGGCTTGGGAGCCTGAGAACTTCCGCCTGTTGGACATCGCCGGCCTCGACGCCCTCTTGGATGCGCGCGAGAAAGGGGCGGCGTGACCTCTCCAAGCCTCCAGCCCCTGCAAGACGAAGTCGCGCGCGCCGCCGTCTCGCTCGGCAATCTCGGCCGCATGTGGCTCCCCCCGCAAATCAGGAACGTGCTCTGGCACCGCCACCGTGGCGACGGACCGAAGGCGCTGGCGCTCTATGCGAGCCAGGCCGAGGCGATCGCCAAGCGCGGCATCGCGCTCGGCGAGCTATGGGCGCCCGGAGACGCGAAGGATGTGAATGAGTGGGCGCAGGAAGAGGCGAGAAAATCCGCGGAAATCGACAATTTCGATTGATTTTCTAGATGGCGCGCAACGCCGGAGAGGTATGATGGCTATGCATCCGAACACTCGAATCGCGCTGAACAGCCCGGAGACGCGGGCGAAGCGGGCGGCGGCGGCGAAGCGGACCTGGGAAAACCCGGAGACGCGGGCGAAGCGGGTGGCGGCGCTGAACAGCCCGGAGACGCGGGCGAAGCGGGCGGCGGCGCTGAACAGCCCGGAGACGCGGGCGAAGATGACGGCGGCGGCGAAGCGGACCTGGGAAAACCCGGAGACGCGGGCGAAGCTCGTGGCGGCGCGGAACAGCCCGGAGACGCGGGCGAAGCTGGCGGCGGCGGCGAAGCTGACCTGGGAAAACCCGGAGACGCGGGCGAAGCGGGCGGCGGCGCGCGCCCAGAGCCGCGCTATTGTCTGTCCGAAATGGGTTCCTGAGGACCTCATCTCCGAATTTTACGAGATTGCGTCATCGCATGGCGAAATCGAAGCTTGCGCGCACGTTCGGCGTTTGAAGCGTCAATCGGCCGTTGGCAAAGGCGTCGCGTGACCTCTCCAAGCTTCCAGCCCCTGCAGGATGAAGTCGCGCGCGCCGCCGCCGAAGCCGCGGCGTCACGCGCGGCCGCTGAACGCAAGGAGGCGTCCGATCATGTTGAAATAAAGGTCGGCTCCGGCAAGGCGAAGAAGCGCAAGACGGATCGCGATCAGGACGCAGAGTCGATCAAGCGCGCGCATAAGCGCGGCGGCATGGTCATGGCGCTGCAAATCGGCCGCGTCTATGGCTGGAGCGACGCGGAGATCGAAAACCTTATCAATCCGCCGCCGCCCCCTGCTCCTCGCTCAATCTCTTCCCGCGATCAGGGAGAGGAGACGGGAGACGCTTCGGGGAAGTCCTCGCGCTCCTCCTCGAGCACGGGCGACATCGTCATCGAAACCGGCGACGGCGAGCGCTGGTTGATCCCGAAAGCGCCGGTGAAACCTTTGCCGGACAATTGTCCGGTGACGCCGCTCGGAAAGGAAGGCGGCACCTTCTTCTACCTCGATCCGCTCAACCAGCTTCGCGCCTTCGACGCGGCGGACCATAGCGCGCAAGGGCTGCGCGACCTCTTCGGCGAAGAGAGCGAATATCTTTGGCACACCTGGCCGAAATTCTCGGCGCAGACGCGCAAGGCGACGAGCTTTAAAGCCGACGCCGCGTCGGAAAGCCTGATGAAAGCCTGCGCGAAACGCGGGCTCTTCGACGCGGCCGAGCGACTGCGCGGGCTCGGCGCCTGGACGGATGATGGCGGCGGCCTGGTGCTGCATATGGGCGATCGCGTCCTTTATGAAGGGAAGGAACGCCCGCCGGGGCAATATGGCGGGCGCATCTATCCCGCCTATGCGGCCGGGCCCGGCGTCGCCGAGAGCGACCATGGCCATGTGGATATGTTCGAGGATCTGCTCTGCCGCTTCGACACATGGCGCTGGGCGTCGGCTGAAAATCCGGAGTGGACGCCGCGCATTATCGATCACTGCTGGCAGAGCTGGCTGTTGTTCGGCTGGATCGGAACGGCGCTGATCGGCGGGGCGCTGCAATATCGCCCGCCGATCTGGTTGACCGCCGACGCGGGCGCCGGCAAATCGGCCTTCCTCGATCTCGTCCAGCAGGTGATGGGCGACGTCGTGAAATCGGCCAATGCGACGCAGGCCTATATCTGGTCGAAGCTTGGCCAATCGACGCGCGCCGTGCTGATCGACGAGGCGGAGTCTAACCCTTCCTCGCCGCGCACGAAAAACCTCATCGAGCTGGCCAGACAGGCCTTCTCCGGCGACGTGATCGGCCGCGGCTCGTCGGACCATAAGGCGCATGATTTCGAGGCGCGCTCCTCCTTCATGTTCTCCTCGATCATCATCCCGCCTTTCGCCGGGCAGGATGTGAGCCGCTTCGCCATTCTGGAGATGGCGCCGATTCTCAAGGGCGGCGATTTGCAGCTCGACGCCGCCAAGAATCGCGAGATTGGCCGCGTGATGCGCCGGCGCATCGTCGATCGCTGGCGCGACTGGCCGGGGATTTTGCAGGGCTGGCGCGCCTCGCTCTCCGCCCAGGGGCACAACAGCCGCGATTGCGACGTGTTCGGCCCGATGCTGGCCATGGCCGATCTGCTGTTCAACGGCGGACTCTCGCGCGAGGAGGTGCGCGCCGAGATCTGCGCCATCTTCCCGGTTGCGGCGCGCGAGCGCACCTCGAACGCAGAGGACATGCTGGCGTTGCTGCTCTCCAAGCCTCTGGAGGTGTTTCGCGGCGGCGATCGCATGACGGTGCATGATCTGATCGCCACGGCGACGATGATCGACGGCAAGCTTCCCGAAGGCGCCGCCAATCCGGAAAGCTGCGATCGCGCGCTGCGGCCCTGGGGGATTTTCCTCTCCCGGGAGGCCGGCGAGGGCTGGCGCGTCGAGATGCCCAACAAGAACGAAGGCCTGCGCATGCTGTTTGCCGGATCGATCTGGGGGACGGACCCCGGCTCGGCCGGCGGCTGGGCGCAGGCGATGAAACGGCTTTCCGGCGCGAAGCCGGTGAATTCGCGACGGCTCAACGGGCGCGGATGGTCCGTGCCCGTGAAGGTGTTTTTGATGAGAGACGAGGAGGAATAATTGTCAGAGGTGGAAACCCCGGACGCTGTCAACGGCGGCCATTTGCGCGCCTTTGTGGAGCGCATCGAAAAGCTCGAGGAAGAGAAGCGCGCGCTCGGCGACGACATCAAGGATGTCTACGCCGAGGCGAAAGGAACGGGCTACGACCCCAAGATCATTCGCAAGATCGTCTCGCTGCGGCGGCAGGACAAGCATAAGCGGCAGGAGGAAGAGGAAATTCTCGACCTCTATCTGTCGGCGCTGGGGATGGAGTGAGCCATGCCGATTCTTACAAAGGAAATGCCCGCCGAGCGTGAGGTGAACAAGCGCGTCGGCGCACTGCACGAGCTTCTGATGAAAATCCTGAGTAATTCGGTGGCGGCTGTTCGACCAACTGTAATTACTGTCGCGAGCTGCAACGACCTGAAGGAAGGGTTGTGGCTCCTGCACCATCCCGACCACGACAAGGCGGCGCTGGTGAAACGCCTGCGGCTGGCGGCCGATGAAATCGATAAGACGCTGCCGGGCGCGCCCGGCGCCATCCAATAGGAGGGGTCATGTCCTACAGCCGCACGATCCTATTGGGCAATGTCGGGAGAGATCCCGAAATCAGGAACACGCAATCTGGCGATCGGATCGCCTCATTCTCGATCGCGACGAGCGAGACCTGGAAGGACAAGACCACGGGGGAGCGGAAGGAGACGACGGAGTGGCATAATGTCGTCGTCTTCAATCAGGCGCTCATTCCCGTGATCGAGCAACATGTGCGCAAGGGCGCGAAAGTGCTGATCGAGGGCCAGAACAAGACCCGCCAATGGGAGAAAGACGGCCAGAAGCACTACACGACCGAAGTCGTCATTGGCCGCTTCAACGGCTTGCTCTCCCTCGAAGGCGGCGCCAAGGGCGCGGAGCGCGACGAGCATGGCTATGGCGAGACGCGTAGCAAGGCGCCCAAGCAATATGACGATCCGCGCATGGCGATGGGGGAGACCTCGAAGCCGGCGTCGCTGGCGGGAGAGTTGAACGACGATATTCCATTTTGATGGAGGCATGTATGGGCAATATTGTCTTAATATACTTCTTTTTGGCGGGAACATATTGTTGCGTTGTGTTTTTCGCAAGGATGTTGATTGCTATATTCGAAGCGAATTTCGCATTTGCGTGTGGAGAAAAGACTGTATCTTTCGGATATTTTGCAAAGGCATTTGTTTACGCATGGGCTGGTCATTTTTCTGGCGGTTTCGCCGGATTAGTCGTTGTAAGTTTCTTCGACATAGCGTGACAAAAGGGTTTGGATGAGGGCTATTTGGCCGGTTTGTATCGAGCCAATTCCCTCGTCGACCATGAGTTCGAAAGGGTGCGCGCCAAAATGCGCGCCGCTCGCCTCGGCTAGTTTACAAAAAATGCACAAAATTCAGCGCCGGGCCGCCCGACACAGGGCGCGCTCGGCGTTGTCTTTTTCGCGGGCCTCGGCCCGGCCCTGCCAGGCCATGTTCTCCGGCCGGTCGGCGCCGCCGTTGCAGAGCGGCTGGAGATGATCCACGACATAGCCGGGGCAGGCTCCGAGCCTCCCTGTGGTCGGACAGGGGTTCGCCGCCACAAAGGCCGCCCGCGCCCAGCCGGAGCGCTTCTCGCCCGCCTGGGCGGCGGTGAGTAGGGCGAGAATGAGGATGATCGCGCGAAGGATCATGGCTGCGCAACCATAGCGGGATTTTGGCGGGGATTCGACTCTGAGGTTGCGTCCGGTTAAGGTTCACCATCTTTTGGGAACAGATAGATGAGCGATCGGACGCTCGCATTGATATTCATCTGCGCGCTATGGGTGGCTTGGGCGCTGGGCGCCAACGCCATCGTGCAGCGTTTCTACCGCACTTACGAAAGCGACAGTCCTGATCGTCGGATGTTATATAGATTCATCGTCAGGGCTATTTTTCTGGCGCCGTTCTTGGCTATTGGCCTTTACATGTCGTGGCGTTGAGCGCCTTTACCTTCTCCTAAGCGCCTGCATAAGGGCGAAGCCGATCGCGTCGCGATCCGTGGCCAGGCTATGGGCCTCGCGCAGGCGCTCGAGCGCCGCTACTTCCTCTGGCTCCAGCCGCACCTGCAAAATCTTGCCGCCACGCTCGACAAGCGCCTGTCGGCTCGCGGACTGACGGTCTTTGGCTGTGGCGCTCGACATGTGATAGGCTCCAGATGTTGCGCCCGGACAGTTTTATCTGTCTCCGGCGGGCGTGGCGCGGCCGGCGGGACTGCAATCCCGCCGGCCATGAGGAAGTGTCTCACGCGCGGGCGAGGACAGGCATTTTGCGGGCGCAACTGACAAGCTGGGGTAGACCGCTAACATGTTCGACGATGTCGCAGGCGTAGCCTTCAGCATCGTAAATCGCGGGCTGATCCATAACGGTCATCGCGACGCGATAGCCCTCTGGCAAAACATATTTCTCGACTGATAGATGGCAGTCTGAGCCATCATCGTAATCGCCGATTGCGAACGACGCAGGCTTATTGGAAAATTCGCTGTTCTTGCGGGTGAGTGTGACGATATTGGTCATTTATGTCTCCATGGCGTTGTCGCTCTGACGCGATATTTCTAGTTTAGTGACATGTCACAAATTGTCAAGCGGCGGCGCGAAGAAAGAGGCGAGCAGCGGCCGGCCAGTTGTCATTGGCGGCCGCGAGGCGCAGGCCGCGCGGGTCGACGCCAAAGCGCTTGGCGAAGTCCGCGAGGCGCTCGCGGCCGACGCGCCGCAGGATGGCCGCCGCGGCGGCGATTTTATCCGCCTCCACGCGCGATTCGATGATATCGACCAGCGGGAAAGTTCCGAGATCGGCCTCATCGAGCTGGTTATAGCCGCCGATGAGCGCCTTGCCGTTGCGCATGCCTTCGCAGCGCTCGCGATACCACTCAGGCGCCTCCAAGGGCGCGCGCGGGTTGCTCGGCGCGGCGAACCTCCCCCAATAGGCCCAATCCTTCGGCCGCGAGCGGCGCAACCACGCCTGATGCTTTTGTTCGAGATTTAGATCGCGCTTCGCGCCACGCGAATGAGTCAGGCGCTTGCCGTCGATATGCCAAACGGCCAGGTGCGCGTCCTGGGCAACGCCAGGCATTTCCCAATAACACTCAAGATTTTCTTTGATCTGATTCGGGGTCATTTGCTGTCTCCGGTTGTTCCCGCCCTGCAAGGCGGCGCGGCGCTGCAACGCCGACACACATAGAATGTGACATGTCACACTGTCCGTCAAGAGGGTGCGCGAATAATTTTGCGCGAACCATGCAACCCGCACCCGCGTGCGGCCCGCGCCCGCTTCGCTGCGTGATATGGCCCCGCGCCCGCTGGCCGTCCGGCAGGAGATCGCCCGCGCGCCAGTTCGGCGGATTTGTCCGTAATCTCCCGGAATCGCGCCGTCCTGTAGGCTACCGGTCGCTCTCGCGCGCGAAGCGGCATGCGCCCAGCGGGCGGGGGTTGGGGTTGCAACAAGGCCTTTGAGCTTGTTGCGGCGATGTTGCAAAGATAAGGCGCTGTATTCGTGGCGTCTTATCGAGAAACGCAACTGCGCAACGGCTGCAACCTCACATGCGCGCGTATGCGAAAACAGGCGTCGCAGGACGCAAGACGATCGCTATACGCGCGCGCATCTATGTTGCAGGTGTTGCATGTTGCATTATTAGTAAAGATATATACTTATCAATAGGTTAGAGTTGTTAATTTTCGCAACAAGGCTGCAACGTCCGGTTTTCGATGTTGCATCCTCGGACTGGCGGAGAGGCGCGGCGGCGATGGCGCTGGCGCGTGGCGATTAAAAATCCCCGGATATTCCGCGGGACCGGGGGTGAGGGTGGCGACTGAGCCGAAAATTGCGGGCGCAGCGGCGCGTGCGGCGGGCGCCGAGATTCTGGCGGAGCGCGCGGCGGCCGAGGGCGCTCAGGTCGAGCTTTTCTCGCTCCCGGTCGCGGACCCGAGCGGCGAAGTTGGGAAGGCGCGCGATCGGGTTTCCAGGGGGCCAGGCCGGCCGGAAGGAGCGTCGAACAAGGCGACCGTCGCCATGCGGGATTATCTCCTGCGCCGTGGCGTCCTGCCGCAGGCGGCCGTGATGCAATGGGTGCAGCTTGGCCCGGTCGGCATGGCGCGGGCGCTGTGGCAGGAGGCGGGTGCGAGCGGCAACCCTCCGCCGGATTTCATCATCGAGGCCGCCAAGCTCTGGCAAAAGCTGACCGCCGACCTCGGGCGCTACTTCATGGCGCCCATGGCTCCAGCCGATAGCGCGGGGCAGACGGTCCCCTTCATGGCGTTCCAGTTCCTGGGCAATGGCCCGGTCGATGCAACGGGCCAGGCGCTCCCACCGTGGGACGTGGAAAAACAAGAGCTTATGAAAATGACGCTCATCGAGTCGCAACAGCAGGAGTCGAAAGAGTGACACAAGATACTGATTACTCACAAGAATGTATGTCTATCTCACCAGTCGTAAAGACAGGTGAATTCGTCCCGCTCGCAGGCCTCCGCGCCATTGCCTCGGGCCGCGACCTACCCCCCCCGGCTCCCCCCTCCCCCCTACCCCCCGAAACGATTTCCCGCTCCCCCGCCGCGGGCCTTCCTGCGCAGGAATGGCCCGCCAATTTCGGCACCGGCCCGACTTTCGCCGCCGGCCCCCTGCCGGCCGATCTCGTTGGACATCGCGAAACTGGATTGGTCGCCGCGGAACGGGGCGGGGGCGCAAGAGCGGGCGACGGGGGAACGGGGCGGGGGCTCGGCGCGCTCCTCGACAACCGCGGCAAGACGCATGGTCCCTGGCTCGAACAGGCCGTATGCGCTCAGGCGTTCAAGGATCTGGCGCGGGCGCAGCCCGGCTGGACGCGGCTCCTGCCGATGGAGCGAGAGTCCATCGAGATGGTTTTCGTGAAGCTCTCGCGCATCCTCAACGGTCAGCCGCATTTCGTCGACCATTGGGACGATATGGCCGGCTATCCGAAGATCACTGCCGACAAGCTCCGCGTCGATCGCCCATGATCTCCTTCGGCTCCCTCGATCGCGTCCTCGACTCCGTCTCGCCCGGCATTCGCACGCCGGCCGGGCCGGTGTCGGAAGCCTTCATCTGGGGCCGAGAGCCGATGATGTTGCTCAACGGCCCGATCGGATCGGCGAAGACATCGACCGAGGGCAAGAAGGTTTTCGTCGAAACGACGCGCATGATCCCCTGGTTCGAGGAGAGCGACGGCACGAAGACGCGCGAATACAATCTCTCGATCTGGCGCGAGAAATACGACTCGCTGTGGAACGCCACCATCAAGTCGTGGTTCAAGATCGTTCCGCGCGATTTCGGCAAGTTCCAGGGCTCCCCCGGCCGACCCGCCAATCACACGATCGAGTGGGAAGACGAATGGTCGCAGAAGGGCTACGGCCGCTGCCGGCTCAACGCCATGTTCCGCGCCTTTGGCGAGTCGGCCGATCCGGAAGAGGTGCGCGGCACGGAATACGTCGACGCGCTGTTGCAGGAATGGGACCTGCTCGCCGAAGAGCTGACGATCGCGATCTCCGGCCGTCTGGCGCGCTCGCCGGTGCGCAGCATTCTGGGCCGTCCAGGCCGCATGTATGGCTCCTGCAACGCGCCAGACGTGCTGGGCTACATCTACCGGGATTTCTTCGAGACGCCACCGTCCGGCTACAGGCTCTATCGCCAGCCGGGCGGCCTCGACGACGGCGCGGAAAACATCGCGGCGATCGGGCGCGAATATTACCTCGACATCATCGCCAAGAACCAGCATCGCCCCTGGTATATCAAGCGCATGGTCAACAACCGGCCGGGCTTCACGCGCGACAATGACGTGGTCTACCCCGGCTATGACGACGATCGCCACCTCGCGCCGACGCGGCTCGATCCGGTGAAGAGCGTGCGCGTCATCGTCGGAATCGACGGCGGCAACACGCCCGCCGCCGTCTACATGCAGGAAATGCCCAACCGCCAGCTGCGCATTCTCGACGAGATCACGACCGAGGCCTCCGGCATGATCGCCCTGTCGCGCGCCATGCTGCGGCTCGAGGCGGAGCGCTACGACGGCTGCGAATTCTACACCGTCTGCGATCCGGCGATGAACGCGGGCCATGAAACCGAGGAAGGCTCCGACCAGCAACGCCTGTCGAAGCTCCTCAAGCGCAAAGTGCATTTCGCGCGCACCAATGACCCTGAGCGCCGCATCGAGCCGATCGCCGAGGCGCTGCGGGCCAATCTCGACGATGGCCGCCCGTGCTTTCTGCTCAACCGGCACTGCAAGGCGCTGCGGCGCGGGTGCAACCAAACCTATCACTGGCATCGCGTGCGCGGCACCAATGAGCGCGGCCGCATCGCCAAGACGCCGGACAGCCATCCGCATGACGCCGCCGGCTATGGCGCGCTGGAGACGAGCTACGGCCTCGCCGCGCGGCTGGAGGAGGAGCAGCGCAAACGCAAGGCCGCGCGCGACGCCAAGGAGCGCGGGGTGGAGCGGTATAACCCGTTGAGGAGGAGAGGGTGAGCGAGGAAACGCTGTTGAGCGCGGCGCGCCGCGTTGTTCGGTTTTTCAACATCGATATGAATCACGGCGGGCTCGTGAGCGTCGACACACAGCAGGCGATCGACACACTCGACAAGATGGTGCGCGCGACTGAGGCGTCCGCGCCGCAGGACAGGCAAATTGCGCATCAAGAATCTCGGCAATTGGCATGATCGTCCGTCCCGCCACGGCCGTCGACATCGAGCGCGTCGTTTGCAACATGCGACGAGACGATGTCTTCGAGGTCTATTCCGACCGCTTCGACAAGACGCCGGAAGCGCTGATCGCCGATTTCGTCGCCGCGCGGCCGCGCATGCTCGGCCTGTTGGCGCTGTGCGGCGATGGCGGGTACGCCATCGCCCTCCTCGGCGCCCAGCTCGTCACGCCGGCCCGCGCCGACGTGATCATGATCGCGACGAAGGAATGGCCGGAGATCGCCGCGGCCGCAACGCGCTACGCGCTCCGCAAGGCGATCCCGATCTATCTCGGCGGCGTGCGCTCGGCCGAGTGCCGCGCCTGGGATGGCAACCACGTCTCGCGCCGCTGGCTGGCGCGGCTCGGGTTTCGCGTCGCCGCCGAGCTTCCCCTGCATGACGAGAGCGGAGCGACCTTCCTGCTCTACCGCTGGCTCAACCCGAAGTTCACGGGCGTAATCTCCCGGAATCGCGGGGCGGCCTATGGTGGCCATGGAGCGACGCCAAGCCCGCCGGGGCCAGCGCCATAAGAGGGAAGCGGCGGACAGGCTGTGGATTTGCCTTGCTGACTAACCCCCGCATCAAAAATCTAACGCTAGCTCAGCGCAGAGCCGAGGAAGTGGAAGGCTTCCGCCCTATTCGCCCGAAAGGGCAACATAGGTGAGCCGAACGGGCTGCTTCCCCGGAAGTCAAGCCTGGCAACCTGCGGGGAGCGCTTCTAGGCCGGCGCGTCGATCCGTAGGCCTTTCCCAAGCGAAAGAACCAGAGGCAAAACCGGGAGCACGGGAAAACTGGATGAGCCCGCCCGGTCGGGTTCGAGTAGGCGATGCGATGGCGCGGACCGTCGCAGAAGGCCGGCAGGATCACTCCTGTCGGCCTTTCGTTTAGGCGTAATCTCCCGGAATCGCGCACCCGCCTAGACTGCTCGTCGTTCGAACCTCCAGTTCGAATGGACGAAGTCAACAACTTGGGCGCGGACGCTGATCCGGCCGCGCCCCATTTTCCGGAGAGCGCCGATGTGCGGCGGTTTGTTCGGCCGCGGAGGCGGCGGCGCCACTCAGCAGATGCTCGCCCTTCAGGCGATCCAGCAACAGCAGATGGCGGATCAGCAGGCGGCGGCGGCGCAACAGGCGCGCACCAGCGCGGCGGCCTCGATCGCACAGGCCAATCTCGACACGGAAAGCTCACGCGTCGCCGCCGAGAACCGCTTGCGCCGCGCCAATATGGCGCAGGGCTTCACCGCCTCCATCCTCGGCGGCGGCCAGATGGGCGCGCCGGGCGTCGGCGTCAAGTCGCTGTTCGGACAGTAACCCAACAGGAGAGAAGCCAATGGATTTCGGTGATGCAATTCGCGCATTGAAGGCAGGCAAGCGCGTCGCTCGTGAGGGCTGGAATGGAAAGGGCATGTGGCTGTCGCTGAGCGGAGACGCCCCCCGCAAGATCAGCTCTGACAAATTTTGGTCGAAGAACAACGCGGCCTATGCAGACGAACAATTCGACCAATGCGCGGTCGTGCTGCCCTGCATCACCATGAAAACCGCGACTGGCGAAATCCTCATGGGCTGGAACGCTTCGCAACCCGACATGCTCGCCGAAGACTGGGCTGTGGTCGAGTAATGCCCTCCAATTCCGACATCCGCAAACGCCACGGCGCGATGAAGGATCGCCGCCGCAAGGAGGAGCCGCAGTGGCGCGAGATCGCCGAGCTGCTCCGCCCGGAGTGTGCGGATATCGGAACGCAGGGCGCCAAGCGCACGCGCATCGCCGACGACATCTTCGACTCGACACCCTTGCAGGCGCTCGAACAATATGTCGGCGGCCTCTTCTCGCAATCGACCAATCCGGCCGATCGCTGGTTCGAGCTCGGCATTTCCGACGATGATCTCAAGGCCTGGGGGCCGGTGAAGGATTATCTCTGGAACTACACCCAGCTCGTCTACTCGTCCTTTTCCCCGGCCGTATCGGCTTTTTACGCCATGGTGCCGTCGAGCTACGCCGATCTCGGCGCTTTCGGCCTCGGCAGCGGCTACAGCGATCTGCCGCAGGGCGCGAACCGCTTCACGGATGTCTGCGTCCCCCTCGATGAAACCTACGTCGAGACGGATCAGATGGGTTTTCTCACCCGCTTCCATCGCGAGTTCTGCTGGAAGGGCGAGATGCTCAAGCGCGAGTTCGGCGAGGCCGCCGAGGCGCTCGACGAGGCCCGCGATTACTCGATCATCCACGCCGTCTTCGAGAACGAAGATTACACGCCCGGCCGCATCGGTCCGAAGGGCATGCGCTGGGCGAGCGTCTATTGCTGCGCGGACAATACGTCCGACAATTTCCGGGTCGAGAAGGGCTATTACGAAATGCCCTATTGGTCGATCCCCTGGACGTTGCGGCCGGGCCGCTATCCCTCCGGGCCCGGCCATCTCTCCCGCGCCGACGTCAACATGCTCAACGAGATGGAGCGCTCGCATATCGTCGCGGGTCAGTTCGCGGCGGAAGGCCTCTACATCGGCTGGGATGAATCGACAATCACCGCCGCTGACATCGTGCCCGGCCGCGTGCTGCATGGCGGCTTGAACGAAAACGGCAAGCAGCTGCTCCAGCGCGTCGAGCTGGGGAACGATCTGCGCCTCTCCATGGCGCAAAGCGAGCAGCGCCGCTCCGCTATTCGCGAGGCCTTCCTGTTCTCCATCATGCAGCTCGTGAACCGGCCGCAGATGACGGCGACGGAGTTCCTGGGCTTCAAGGAGGAGCAGCTGCGCCTGATGGGTCCGAATCTCGGGCGCATCCACTCTTACGGCCTGTCGCCGCTCATCGCGCGCCGCGCCCGGCTCCTCGCCCGCGCCGGCATGGTGCCGCCGCCGCCGCGCGAGCTGGCGGGCCATTCAATCGAGGTCTCCTTCACTTCGCCGCTCGCCAAGGCGCAGAAGGCGGCGCAGGCGCGCGCCATTTTGCAGGTCGGCAATCAGGTCATCATGTGGGGCCAGGCAAACCCCGCCGCGCTCGACAAGTTCAACTTCGACAAGGCGACCGATTATCTCGCTGATGGCTATGGCGTCATGCCCGGCGTCATCAACACGGATGACCAGGTCGCCGCGCTGCGCCAGGCGCGCGCCCAGCAGCAACAGCAACAGGTCGCGGTCGAACAGGGCGCGCAGCTTTCGAAAATCTACGCGGACGTCGCCCACGCCAATCAGGCGCAGACGCGCTCGCAGCAACGCACGGAGAATGTGGCGTGAGCGAAAAGGCGACGGGCGTGCGTTATGCCGTGGAAGTCTACATCTGCTCGGATGAAACCGGGATAGAGGCGTGCGTTCGCATCGCATTCTCGCATCCGGTTCTCGAAATCAAACCCGATCTCGATCCTCGATCTCTGCTGGCGTCTTTCGGGAATGGTCTGCCCGATGTCGCCGCCGACTGGAGATTCATGACGGAAGAAGAGATCGACGACTATCGGAGGGCCGCATGATCGACATGAAGCGTGGCGGCTACACGGATAAGTCCTTTCGAACGCGGGAGCCGAAATGGTCTCCCGTCGCGCTCGACGCTGCCATCCTCACCGAAGACCGGCGTCCCAATGGCTGGTGGCATGGTCTCTCGCGTCGCGGCAAGAGCGCCAAGCGGAAGCGGAAATGACCCTCGCCTTCCCGCCGCTCGACGCGCATCTCCTGTCGGCCTGGCCGACAGACGCCAATCGCCAGCTCGTGCTCTCCGGCTATGAGGCGATGAAGCAGCAACCGCTGCTCCTCGCCGACATCGCGCTCCAGGGCGGCGTCTTCCTCGAAAACTCGCCTGCCTTCGACGCGCAGTCTCTCGCGATCTTCGAAGGCCGCCGGCAGATGGCGCTGCGCCTGATCAAGGCGGCCGGAACCGATCCCCTGCTCCTGTTCGATCTCATCGAACGCCGCAAGCCAAGGCAGAAATCTCATGAGTGAGCCCAATTCGAACGCCGCCACGACCGGGACAACGGAAGGTGCAGCCTCCGCCGGCGCGGCGTCCGGCGGCGCCGGCGGGTCTGCATCCCCGCCCGGCGCCGCCGCGCCTTCTTCCGAACCATGGTACGCGCCGCTCGGCCTCGATGATCAGGCCCGCCAGTTCATCGCCGGCAAGGGCTTTCAGAACATCTCCGATCTGGTGAAGTCGGGCATGGAGGCGGATCGCATGGTCCGCGACCGCAACATCATGACGGCGCCCGACGCCGATCCGGCGAAGCGCAAGGATTGGGACGGATACGAGCGTCTCGGCTGGAACAAGGATCGCGGCCAATACGCCGTCGAGGCGCCCAAGGTTCCAGAAGGCAAGAATTACGATACGGCGGCAGAAAAAGCCTTTCTCGACGCGGCGCATGGCGCGCGCATCGCGCCCTGGCAGGCCAAGGAAATGCTCGACGCCATGGCCGCCTTCGGCTTCAAGGCGCAAGACGACGCCGAGGCCAAGGGCGCGCTCGACATGCGCCAGCTCGACGAGGCGCTCAAGAAGGAATGGGGCGCGGATTACGCGACGCATAAGGCGCGCGCCGAGTCCGCCGCCCGCTACATGGGCATTGGCGTTGACGACGCCTCCCAGCTCGAAAAAGTTCTCGGCGCTCCCGGCCTCGTGAAGCACTTCGCGAAGCTAGGCGCCATGCTCGGAGAAGACACGCTCAAGGGCGGAGCCGCTGGCGGCGCGGCGCGCGGCGGCCTGACCGCCGATGGCGCTGCCGCCGAGATGAGCCGTCTCTCCGGCGACAAGGAGTTCCAGCGCGCGCTGAAAGATCCAAGCCACCCACAGCACGCGCAGAACGTTGCGCGTTGGAACGCCCTCATCGACCGTAAGCATGGGAGATAATTATGGCCCACAAATCCAAGGCTGAATTGAAGCAGGAGCTCGAAGAGAAGCGAGCGGAGATCAACGGGACGATCGACGAAGCCGAAAAGATCGTCGACGACATCGAGGAAAAGCCGGCGGCAGAGGCCGCCACGGCCGAAGCGTCCGCCGCCGAGTCGCCCGCGGCCGCCGCTCCAGAGGCGGCGGCGACCGAAACCCCTGCCGCCGAGGCTCCCGTTGCGGAAGCTCCCGCTCCCGAAACAGCCGAAGCGCCCGCCGCCGAACCACAGCCTTCGGAACCCGCTCCTGTTGGTCCTGACCCGGCGGCAGCCAACGAAGCGGCGGAGCCAGCGCCCGCGCCTATCGAAACGCCGCAGACGGTCGCCGAGGCCATGGAAAACGCCCGCCTCTCCGACGAGACGCAGAGCGCGATTGACAAGCTCTATGAAGGCGCGACTCCGCTCTCCTTCGGAGAATTCCTCGACGGGCTCGGCAAGGAGGCCGATCAGGACCCGCAGGGCATGCAGGGGGTCAGGTCCTTCTCCCCGCCGCGTCCGCTCCCGGACGGCGTCACCATCGAGCCTGGCGCCTATCGTCTCCAGGGCGCCAATTGGGAATGGATCGTCGTTGAAGCTGGCGTCGAGCGCGGCGTGCGCTCGGATATGACCCATCTCGTGACGCAACCCGATCTCGTTTCCGAGGTTGCGCCCGCAGCCGCTTAACGATCGGCGCCGAGTGGAAACGGCGCTGTTTGCGGACCCCGGCAGGACTCCAGCCCTGCCGGGGTTTCTTTTTTTGCCTTGCTCTGGGCCGGCCCAACCGCGAGAGCACACCCGTAATCTCCCGGAATCGCGCGGGCGCCTATGATGCGCGGCGCATGGACGTTGTGAAGTTTCTTCCCCCGGTTGGGCTGGCCCAGAGGTGGAAGAAAAATCGCAATCGCTGGCCGCACCCGGATCGTCCTTCCGGCCCGCCTGATGGCTGAAAGCAAGCGCGCGATCCCGGCGCTTTGGTTTTCGTCTCGCTCCGGACCAGCCCGACCGCGAGACGAACTCCCAGAAAACCGGCAGGCCCCGCCCTCGGTTTATCCGATGCACCTCGGCCGAACCTCGCGAAATATGAGCTTCGGAGAGCAGCAATGCCTGATGTCTACGGCAGCGAACTTGCCATCTACAAGGATCGCTATCTCGAAAATACGCGCCTGCAAATTCAGGTCGAACGCTGCGTCTATGACGGCCACTATATGCCGCTCGTCGGCGTGTCGGGCGAACGCATGCAGGCTGTCGATCTCGTCGGCAGCATGGAGCCGATTCCGGACGTTCCGGATAAGGCCGACACCCCGACTCAAGATCCCAAGCACATGGGCATTTGGGTGGCGCCGCGCAAATGGAGCAACCCCGGCATCTGGGTAACGGACGAAACGAAGCTGAAGACGGGCGTCGATCCCTCCGGCGCTTACGTCATGAGCCATGCGCGCGCGATGGTCCGCGCCCGCCGCAACATGATCCGCGACGCCATCTTCGGCCCCCGCCTGATCAAGACGACAAATTCGGTTCTGCCGACATCGACCGCTTTCGACATCGCCAATCGCTCGGTCGCGGTCAATTACGTCTATTCCGGCAGCCCGGCGAACAGCGGCATGACCGTGCCGAAATTCGTCAAGGCGCTCGAGATGCTCGGCCTGACCGATCTCGACATCGACATGGAGGACATCTCCTGCGCCTTCACGATGAAGCAGAACACGGACATGTATCAGGCGCTTCAGGTCACGTCGAAGGACTATCTCGATCGCGCTGTGTTCGAGGATAAATTCGTCCGCCGCTTCATGGGCGTGACGATCGTCATCGACAACAGCCTGCCGGTGAATCCTTCGGCGACCACGGATCGCATGATTCCGTTCTGGGCGAAGAGCGGCATCCATTTCGGCGAGGCGATCCCCTACACCGGCGAGATCGATCGCGTTCCGACGCGGCAGAACCAAATCCTCATCCAGGGCCGCATGTGGAGCGCCGCGACGCGCTCCGAAGACGAGCGCGTGGCCGTCGTCTACTGCCGCGAAGCTTAATCATTTTTCGCCGCGTTCGCGCGGCGAAGCCTGTTTCTCCCGCAAGGAAATCGAGCCATGGCCGTCACCCGCTACACCGAGGGCTATCCCGACCCGACGAATTATTACAAGGCGACCGGAGAGCTGTCGCAGCTCAAGGTCAATTGCTCCTGCTTCGACATTCCCGTCACGACGGACGATGTCGCAACCTCGGTCCATTACCTCGCGCGCATTCCCTCGCACGCGCTCATCCTGCCGATCTCGACGCTGCTCTGCACGGCGATTACCGGTCTCACCTCCTATTCGGTCGGCCTCACCAATCTCAAGGGAACGACCGTCGCCAATGCGCTGGTGAACGCGCAAACGCTCGCCTCCGCCACTTCCGTCTCGCTCGTCGCGGCGGTGACGGCGGCGAACCGCCGCAAGCGGGCCTGGCAGCTCCTCGGCCTGTCGTCCGACCCGGGCGGCGTGCTCTCGGTCATCGGCACGGTGAACGCCGACGCCGGAACGACGGGCATCATCACCGGCGAGCTTTATTGGGGCGTGGGTTTTTGATTTTGCAGCCCCGCTTCGGCGGGGCCGCTTTTCCTCTCGCTCTGGGCCAGCCCAACCGCTCGAGGGTTCATGACCGTCCCGCTCGGACAAACCGAAACAGACCGCGCCAACGCCGCTCTCGCCCATATCGGCGAGCCGTCGATCGTCAGCCTCAATGACGCCGGCCGCCGCGCCGCGCGAGAGTGCAAGAAGCATTTCTCCGAGGCGCGCGACCAGCTGTTGCGCAAGGCGAATTGGCAATTCGCCAAGGCCTCCGCCCAGCCCGCCTCCCTCGGCGCGCCGCCGGATGGCGTCTATCTCTACCGCTACCCCATGCCGGAAGATTGCGTCGCCGTGCGGACGATCCGCGACGCCGCCAACGAGACCTGGGAAGTGCGCCACGCGGGAAACGACGGCGACCCGCGCGTGATGGTCGACACCGACATTGCGGCGCCGCTCATCTTCTACACCCGCCGCGTCGTCAATCCCGCGCAATGGGATGAGCTGTTCTGCGAGGTGTTCGACCTCATGCTGGCGGCGAAGATCAATCCGCTCGTCGGACGCGACAAGGGCCGCACGGCGGAGCTGCAATCCGAAGCCGACAAGAAGTTGCTGCGCGCCCAGCAGAAGGACGCGCGCGAGCGCTCGCCCGAGCGCATCACGCGCGACACCTCGTGGATTTCCGCGCGGCGCGGCTACGCCAGAAGGGACCCGCTCAAGGGATGAGCCAGCGCGCTTCCACGCTCAAGGGAAATTTCACCTCCGGCGAGATCAAGCCGGAGCTGCGCGCGCGCGAGGATCTGGGCTTCTACAACAATGGCGCGGCCAGAATCGAAAATATGATCGTCCTTCCCGAGGGCGGTCTCACGCGACGCCCCGGCACGCGTTTCGTGGCGCCCGTGCGTAATGAGGCCGAAACCGGCCTGCTGATGCCCTTCAAATTTTCGCGCACGGATTCGCGCGTGGTCTGCTTCAATGGCGGTAAGGGCATGGTCTTCAAATCCGGAGGCTTCGTAGAAGCGTCTCCGGGATCCGGCATTCCCTATACATTCGACGCGCCATGGACCGAAGCGGCTCTGCCCGGCCTGCGTTGGGGAGAGGCGGCGGATATCATCTTCGTCGCCGATGGCGCCGCGCCGAAAACCATCAAGCGCTTCGCCGATACAAATTGGGTCGTTGGCGACTATCCGGCGACGAACGGCCCGGTTCGGGTCCAGAACACGGACGTCACAAAAACCATCGCCGTAAGCGCCTTGACGGGGACGATCGCGCTCACGGCGAATTTCGACATCTTCGATCCGGCCCATGTCGGCACGGTCTGGCGGCTCGACGAGTCGGATTTCTCCATCGTCTCCTATTGGACGGCAAGCGAATCGGTGACGACAGGCTCCAGCGCCAACACCTCCTATCGCCGATATAAAGGGAATGTCTACGCGGCGATTTCTCCCACGGGATCGAACGGAGCCTTCGACTGCGGCGTTAATCCGCCGACTCAAATCTTCGGTGATTTCCAGTCGCAGCCCGGAAAGATTATCTGGCGCTATCTCTACAGCGATCACGCCTATGTGAAAATCACGGCCGTTACGGACGCCAGACATGCGACGGCAGATGTTTTGGGCGTTCCGGGAACGGCGCAAACGCAGCTTCCCGACTCCATCCTCTCCAAGCCGACCTATCGCTGGTATGAGTCCGCCTGGTCGAGCCTCAGAAGCTTTCCATCCGCCGTCACCTTCGTGCAGCAACGCGTGGCGTGGTTCGACAAGAACGGCCAATATTGGCTGACGCAGACGGGCGATTATTACTCTTTCGAGGCAACGCCGAACGACGATTCCTCCTTCGTCGGTCAAATGCTCTCGATCGACGGCTCCGTGATTCAGCCGGTCTGGGCGATCTCCAACGGCTGGATCGTCGTCGGCGCCAAGGATGGCGAGCCGATCATCCGCGGGCCCGGCGCCTATGACGCCATCACCAAGAGCAATGTCACCGTCATCACGGACAAGGGCCAGGGCTCCTGCGACCATGTTCCGGCGATCGTCGATGCGGGCGTGGCGTTTATCGGAGCATCGCGCAAGCGGCTGCATTTCGCCAAGACGAACCGCCTCATCGAATCGATCAGCGTCGACGAAATGTCGGTCGCCTCCAGCCATGTGCTCAAAGGCCGGGCCAAGGCGATCGTCTATCAGCACGATCCGCATCGCCTCGTTTGGGGTTGCTCGATGGATGGCGCCTTGTGGTCCTATACCTTCTATCCGGATCAGCAGGTTGTCGCGGCGGCGCGCCATCCTATGCCGGGGGCTTTCGTCGAAAGCCTCGCGACCGCGTATTCGACGGATGGCGAGACGGTAGAGCTGTGGCTTCTCGTGCGGCGTCTGGTGAATGGCGTAACGCGGCGTTTCGTCGAGGTTCTCCAGCCATTCTTCGCGCCGTTGGACGATGACAACCCGACCGCCGAAGGCGCGTGGTTTCTGGATTGCGCCCTCGAATATGTCGGCGCGCCGGTCTCGACGCTGTCCGGCCTCGATCATCTCGCGGGCGCGACGGTCGGCGTCATGCTCAACGGTCAGGACATCGGCGACCGCATTGTGTCGGAGAGCGGTCAAATCTCGATCCCGCTCCTGCAAAACGGCCCGATTACGGCCGTCGCAGGCCTGCGCAGCGCGTTCAAGCTCGAAACGCTCGACATGAGCCCCACAGCGCAGGGCCGCACCACGCGCGGCGCCGTGAAGCGCGCGACGCATGCCGCCGTCGACATATTCGCGGGCTTCGAGCTCGATCTTTCCGTCGACGCTGGCGAAGGCGCTGGCGAGATCGAGAAGCTCTTCGAGTCCGGCGGAGCGCCGACGCTCGGCGCGCCCATGCCGCTTCTCACGGGACGTAGCCATGCGCCGCTCGAAGGCGCGCATGGGCAGAGCGTCCGCCTCATCGCCTCGGGCGCGCATGCCTATCCCATGACGATTCTCGCGCTCGCGCCCGACATCGAGCTTTCGGAGGTCTGATCATGTGCGTCTCGCCCGTCCAGGGGCTTCTCGCCGGCGCCAATGTCGGGATCGGCCTGTTCGGCGCCAGCCAGCAGGCGCGCGCCGCCAATATGCAGGGGCAGGCCGCCTTCCAGTCCGCGATGAGCCAAAGCGGGCAATCGCTGCTCGAAGCGCAGATCGCCGAGGCCAATGCCCGCATGGCCATGGTGGAGGCCGGCGGCCGCATGGGTCAGGTCGACACGAAGGTCGAGAGCGTCATCGGCCACAACCGCGCCGACGCCGCCGCGCGCGGGATCGCCGTCGATCAGGGTTCTCCCCTGCTGGATCAGGCCTATGTCGCGGCGCAAGGCAATATCGACAAGCAGCTGATCGCCGGCAACGCCTATATCGAACAAGCCAATCAGCTGTCGCGCGCGGCGAGCGCCTATGGGCAGGCCAGCCAAGCCTTGCAGCAAGGCGGCCAGGCGCTCGCGAGCGCCAAATATGGCGCGGGAACCGCCTGGCTCGGCGGGCTGGCGAACGGCGTGAAAAGCCTCGGCGGCCTGCAATGGGGTTCGTTCAAGGATTTCTCGCAAGGTCTGTCGCGTTTCGCGGCCGATCCCTCTTCGGCGTGGAGTTGATCCATGGCCGCGGAGAACTACCAGAACCAGCCATTCCAAATCGGTCAGTTCGCGGCCCCGCCCCGCGTGGCGCCGCTCGCCGCCGAAGGTCTCGCCCAAACCGCGCAGGCCGCCGCCAAACAGGGTCAGGCGGTCGGAGAGATCGGCGGCGCGCTCGTCGACTTCGCCGCGAAAGTCGAGGACGCCCAGCAGAAGGCGCAGGCGATCGAGATCAACACCAAGGCGCTCGTCGCCTTCAACGGCCTCGAGGAGAAATTCAAGACCGATCCGGACTACGCGACCCAACCCAAGCGCTATGAGGAGGAAAGCCGCAAGATCGTCGGCTCGCTCCTGGATGGGGCTGGCCTCGATCCGGCGCATCGCGCCTTCGCCGAAAACCATCTGACCCAGCTCTCGCTCTCGACGGGAAAAACCATCCAGCAGCGCGCCTTCGCGGGTCAGCAATCCCAAACCGTCGCCAATCTTAACCAAAGCGACATCGGCTACCAGACCCGCTATCTCTCCGCCTCCTCCGACGTCGAGCGCGCATCCGTTCTCAAGCAGCAACAGGACGGCTGGGCGTCGGCCGTGGCGGCGGGATGGATCAACGCCGAGCAGGGCCAGCGCGCCGTCGAGAGCTTCCGGCGCCAGGCTCAGGACGGCGAGCTGCTACGCGCAATCGAGGCCAATCCGCGCGCCGCCCAGGAGGCGCTCGCTGACCCTGCCCGCTTCTCCTATCTCGATCCGAACATGCGCGCCGCGCGGCAGATGCAGGCGCAAAACGCGCTCGATACGCGCGGCCAGCTCGAAATCGGCAATCTCGCCTTGCGCGCTCCGGAGCAGGCCGCGCTTGCCGTGGGCAAGGCGTCCGATCGCGCGACCGTCGCGGCGATTTACGACAAGGGCGTCATCCCGCAGGAATCGGGCGGCCGCGCCGACGCCGTCTCTTCGGCCGGCGCGCTCGGCGTGGGCCAGCTCATGCCTGACACGGCGCGGGCCGCCGCCAAGCGCCTCGGTCTGAACGACGTCGCCGCGCTCGACGACGGCGCGCTGAAGACCCGTCTCCTGTCGGATGCTTCGCTCAACCGCCGCCTCGGCCTCAACGAGTTCCAAACGCTCGTCGAGCGCTACGGCGGCGACATTCCCGCGGCGCTCGCCGGATACAACGCCGGGCCCGGCAATAAGGATAAGCCACGCGCCGACGCCTGGCGCTCCGAGGCCATCGCGAAATTCGGGCCGAATTACACGCCAGAGCAATTCGCCTCGCTCATCCCGATCAAGGAGACGCGAGATTATGTCCTCAAAATCTATGATCGCCTCGGCGCGCGCGCCGACGCCTATGGCCTCTCGGAAAACGCGCGGCTGCGCGCCCAAACGCAAGTCGCTTCCGCCGTGGCGGCTGAGAACGGGCAAACCCGTGCGCTATATGCGCGGATGGCGGCCGATGCCGTTACAAACGATCCGGTGGCTGATGCCCTCAAGGGCGGCTCTTATGTAGACCCTGGCCGTATTTCGGCGCAGCGGCAAATCCTCACACAGGCGGCGACGGCAGGCGACGCGACGGCCGCCAAGGAGCTGCGCCAGCTCGATTACGCCGAGGAGGCCGCGCCGGTCATGGCGCAGGCCTATAGAATGGCGCCCGCGCAGCTCTCGGCGATCGTCAATCAGGAACAGGCGCGTCTCGCCAACAGCGACGCTGCGCCCGCCGATCTGCGCCGCCTCGAAACGCTGAAGACCGTCCTGTCGGACGTCCAGAGCCGCGCTGCTTCCGATCCTGTCGGCCTCGCCGCGCGCGCTGGCGCCTTCCGCGCCGATCCGCTCCCCGTGGACGCGCCGACCTCTCCGCAGTTCTCGCAGGCGCTCGCTGCGCGCGACGCCCAGGCCGCCGCCGCCGCCAAGATGTATGGCGGCAATCTCGCGCCTCTGCGCCCACAGGAGGCGGCGGCGCTGAAGAATTTCTGGGAGCAGTCCGGCCCTTCCGATCGCATCGGCCTCGCCGCGCAATTCGCCGCGCATCTCTCTCCGGACGCCGCGCGCGCGGCCATGCGGCAGGTGGCGGGCGACGATTCGCTCTCGCGCACGGCCGGGCAGATCGCGCTGCGCGCGCCAGAGACGGCGCAGAAGATCATGCAGGGCGCAACGCTGCTCGAAAGCGGGACGGTCAAGCCGAAAGTCTCCGACGTGCGCGCCGCGCTCGGCGACGTGATGAAGGGCCAGATTTACGGCTCGGCCCGCATGCAGAACGAGGCGACAGAAGCGGCGCTCGCCGTCTACGCCGCGAACCGCGCCGCTTCCGACGCGCTCTTCGACGCGACGGACAGGCCGGGCCTTGAGGCGGCCATTCAGGAGGTGACGGGCAAGGTTGTCTCGATCAACGGAGGCCGCGCGCCCATCCCGCCGGGAATCGCCCCGGCGGCGGTGACGCGCGCCATGGCCGATCTGACGGTAGCCGATCTCGCGCCCTTCGGCGGCCTGCAAAAGGGGCTCGATCCCGCCCATGTCGCCGCTCACGCCCAGCTGCATGCGCTGGAGATCGGCGGCAGCGCCTATGCGCTCACGATCGGCGGACGCCCGGTGATGGACGCGAGCGGCACGCGCCCCCTCGTCGTCGACATGGCCGCGCTCGCCAAGAGCAAGGCCGCGCCGCGCGCTTATGACAGCGTCAATGCGGCGGCGGCGGACGTCATTCTGAAGAACCCGGTAGCCTTCAAATGAGGTTCGACGCAGACACTCGGGATTTCCTCGATCAGATCGCCGCGCGCGGCCCCGCCCAGCCGGAGGCGACGCTCGGCGAGGCCTGGTCGGCATCGTGGAGCTCCGCCGGGCTCTCGACGATCGGCGGCGTCGCCGCGCCTCGAACACAGGCGCTCGACGAGCTGGCGAGCGCCTATCGCACGGCCTCCGGCGTCGATCCTTACGAGGAAGCCCGCCGCCAGGGCGTTCCGCTCGACGTCGCGAACGACGATCAAAAGGCCGCAACCATCGCCATGCTGGCGCGCGGCCTGCCGGACGCCGCGCAACAGCAGCTCGCGCCGCATCTCGATGTGAACGCCAAGGCCGCGTCGATCGCCGCCAAGATCGACCGCACGGCCTCGGAGACGGCCGATCGCACATGGGGGCTCTCGGCCAATGGCGCCATGGTGCTCGCTGGCCTCGCCCGCACCATGGTCGATCCGGCGACGCTCGCCGTCACTGCCGGCGTCGCCGCCGCGACGCCCGAAACCGGCGGGCTCGCCGCCTTCCTCGCCCGCGAGGCCTTCGTCAACGCCGGAACGACGGCCGCCACTCAGCCTTTCGTCAACGCCGATCGCGAGCGCCTTGGCCTGCAAAACGCGCCTTTGCTGGAAAGCATCGGCGAATCGGCTGTCGCCGGCGCGGCGCTCGGCGGCCTCTTCCGCGGCGCGGGCGCGGTGGCGCGGCGGATATTCTGGCGTAATGCGGTCCGCGCGGATGCGCCTATTGAAAACAATGGGTTGGGCTCTCAAACAGGCGATATTTCGGGCTCTGCAGTACAGACCCCCGACATGCCCCCCGCCGCGCGCGACGCCGCCGGCGCGGTCGAGCCGGAAGATTTCACCCTCGCCGCCCGCCACCTCGACAATCGCGACGTCGAGGACATGCAGGCCCCGCGCGCCGATGCGGGCGGCGTCATGGCGCATGCGCAGGCGATCGACGCGGCGACGGCGGCGATCGACGCTGCGCGCCCGGTTGATGAATTCATACAGAGCGAGCCTGGCAGACCCGATCTGCTGGACGTTACGGGCATCAAGAATGTGCGCCGCCCTGGCGGCGAGCGAGGCGGCCCGGCGACAAAAAGCTTTAAATCCGCTGCGTCAATCCCAGAGTGGTTCGGAAATGTCGAAGCGACGCTTAATGAGCTTTCCGCCTCACTTGGGCTCGAAACACGCCCAAAGCTGTGGGTTGGGACCCCAATGCGCGAAGATTGGAGAACCGGCGGCACTTCATTCTCGCACGGCCACATCGTCATCAACGACAACCTTACCGAGCATGCCGCGCTGCATACGGCTATCCATGAACTCGGGCATCAGGTCGAGGTTCAAAAATTTAGGAAGCTCTCGGCGGATGAGCAGCGCGCTATCAGAGATGCTTGGACGCGTGACGCATATCGTGGTGGGAAAGGAAAAACTGTTGTTCAACACCGCCCCTTAACGGCGCAGCGTTATGGCCCTTTAAACCAGGGGGCTAAGGCAGATGCATACGTAAGGAGCTTTGAGGAGTGGTTTGCCGAGCAAGTATCTCGCTTCATCACTACTAAAAAAGAACCAATTGGCATCGTCGAACGGTTCTTTGCCGGCATAGCCGAAATGTGGCGCGCTCTATATGAGCGCGTTGTCGGGCATGTGCCTCTGTCGAAAGAAGTCGACGCCTTCATGCGGAAGACGTGGCGAGGCAATCTTGATGAGGCAATAGCGCGCCAGATCATCGCCGCCGGTCGCCCGGAAGAAGAGGCGCGCGCGGCCGGCGCGCTGATCGCCGCCAGATACGAAACGCGCGCCGCCCGCTTCAAGGGCGCGCTCGGCTCCGCCAAGGATCTCTACGCGCGCGAAGCTCCGAATATCGTCGGCGTCGCTACCGGTCCGGAGATCGCGATCGGCGATCGGGTGTTTCGTCAGGGCGGCATAGAGGATTTCGCCGCTTTTCTGAAAGACGCCGTGGCGAAAGGAGAGGCGCTGAGGCCAGAAAACACGTCTATCCGAGCTGACTCGCAATATGTTGACCAAACCGCGAAGGAATGGACGCTCTATCACGGGTCTGGAGCACCGATCGATTTCAAGAAATTTACCATCGATCACGGCTTCAATCCCCACACATCTGGCGACGAAACCGGCGTTCTATGGTTTACGCCGAAAGCCTCGGAAGCCGCCAATTACGCGGGAGAAATGGTCGATGGCGTCGCCGTCGGCCCGCGCATCTTCAAGGTCAGAATCAAGCCGGGAAAGACGGAAGTCTTCGATCTGGCGAAGCTCGTCATGTCGGATGATTTCCGGAAGGCTGTGCGGGAAACGGCGGAGCGTCGGGCTGCAGATCTCGGCGCCGACATCAATGCGCGCCGCCGAGAAAATTACATCGAATCAGTCATGCGGAGTTTCGATCGGGAACGCGAGATGGTCGCGCTCTTCGACGCGACAGATCGCGAGGGTCTCGAGGTCGCTGGCTTTTCGTTCCATGCTGGAGAAACCGTCATCCGCGTTGCCAAGGAGCGCGGGCTCGACACGGCCATTCTGCGCGGCATGAAGGAAAGCCGCGGCGGCGATCAGGTGATTGTCCTCACCAAGAACCGCGTGCGCAACGCCATCTCACCGCGCCAGATCCTCTTTCAGGATGGTCGGGGGCAAATCGCCTTCCGCGACGGCGGCAAGCCGATCCTCTCGCTCCTGCGCGACGCCGACGCCTCGACCTTTATCCACGAAAGCGGCCACGATTTTCTCGAGCAGCTGATGCGCGACGCGGCGCATGCTCAGGCCCCAGATGATCTCAAGGCCGACGCGCAAACTGTGCTGAAATGGTTCGGCGTCGACTCCGCCGATAAAATCACGACGGAGAATCACGAGGCATTCGCACGAGCGTTCGAACAATATATGCGCGACGGACAAGCGCCGAACGCGGGCCTGCGGAAAATATTCGATCAATTCCGTAAATGGCTCACGGCGGTCTATCGCGTGGCGACGGATCTTGGCGCGCCGATAAGCGAGGATATTCGCGGCGTCTTCGATCGCATGCTCGCGCTTGACAGTAAAGCCGAGCCTCCCCGTCCCCTGTCGGACTATCCGCTGCGGGAAGTCGCGACACCGGTCAAACAGGAAGGCGCGCCATCCTCTTCCGAGGGCAAGTCAAGCACTCCGGTCAGTTTGCAAAAAAGCGCAAATTTGAAAACTGCGGCTCCCGAGCTCGCGGCGCTGCGCGCCTCGGCCGAGCGCGCGATCGCCGAGGCTGGAGACGAACCCTTCCATTTCACAGACGAGGCCACGGGCGAGACGCGGCTGATCGCGCCCTCCGCCTTGTTGCGCGAGATCGACGAAGACGCCGTCGCCGCGCGCGAATTGGAGGCCTGTGTTGCAGGCATTGAACTTAGGGGAGTCGCGGAGTGAACATTGAATTCAAATTTACGGATGCAGGCCAAATCCAGGCAAACGAGGTCGAGTTCGATGTTGGCGACCATCGATACCACCGCCGTGAAATCGGACGCTTTAACGTCTCGCAAGCGCGTGCGCTCCTGAATGATTTAACCGTAGCCATCAAACAGGCCGATATCATCTCGAAATCGCTCAAGGCGAAGTCGAGAGAAGAAAAACGCGGCCGCCTCCTCCGCCTGAAAAATGAAGTCGCGTCCCTCGAAAAAGAGCTTGGCGCATGACCGCCAAAGACTGCCTCAAAGCCAAAATATCGACCGGCCGCGTCTCTCGGCGCGCCGGGGCGAAGATCCTCGCCATCATGCGCGACGCCGAGGCGCGCGCGAAGGCGGGGGACGAAACCGCGCTGCGCGCCGCTCATGAGGAGGCGGCGAAGATCGCCGCCGCCGAGGCCGTCCGCAAGGAGGCGGTCGCATTGGGATCAATCATCGCGCAGACCAATGTTCTGCGCGCGGCCGGCGTCTATCGCGGCGCCGTGAACCATCTGCGCCAGCAAAAGAGCGAATTGGGAATCGGCAGCAAGGCCCCGCTCGGCTTACAGCGCGGACAGTCTACCCTGCTCCCCGCCATGCGCTCGCTGCTCGTGCGAGACGCTGGCGAGATCGCGACATGGGACAATGTCTATTATCTCGGAACGGAGCTGCGCAAGGAGAGCATGGCGCGCTTCGCCGCTGGCATTGAATATCTGCGGCCCAAGAAGCTCGGCCTCGCCCCGGAGACGCTGCGCGAAACGGAAGTGCTCGACGCCCTCTTCGGCCGTGCGGCCTCGCCCGAGAGCAAGGCCGTCGCCGACGCCTTCACACAGGAGGCGGAGCGCGTCCGCGCTGAATTCAACAAGGCCGCCGGCTATGAGGCCATCCCCGAGCGCAAGGATTGGCGCATCGGCAATCCATCCATGGATCAGGCCAAGGTTCTGGCCTGGACGCGCGAGGCCTTCTCCGATCGTGTGACGCCTCTCCTCGATCGCGAAAAGATGATCGATTTCAAGACGGGCGCGCCCCTGTCGGACGATCGCCTGCGCGAGGTGCTCTTCGACGTCCACGAGACCGCCCGCACGGATGGCGCGGAGGGCCAGCCCAACGCCGGCTATGTGGGCGCCGGCCCGCTTTCGGCGCGTCGCTCGGCGCAGCGCGTCCTGATGTTCAAGGGGCCCGACGAATGGCGCGCCTTCAACGACGCCTTCGGGTCCGGCGTCGGCGTCTTCGACACGATGATGCGCCATTTCGCGTCGATGGCCCATGACACGTCCATCATGCGCGTGCTGGGCCCCGATCCGAACGCGACCAAGCGTTTCATTCTCTCCCTGTTCGACCGCGAGACGGCGGCGCTCGCCAAGCAGGGCGATCCAGCCGACCCCAAGAGCATGGCGGCGGCAGTCGTGGCGAACAAGAAGATCGCCTCGAATGTCGAAAGCGGACGCGACGCCTTCGAGACCTATTGGGCTCATATGACGGGCGAGGCCTCGATCCCCGTCAACGCCGCCGCCGCGACGATGCTCGGCGACGCGCGGGCGGCGATCGCCTCGGCCCAGCTCGGCGGCGCCCTGCTCTCCTCCTTCGCCGATCTCGGAACGCTCGCCGCCACGGCGCGCTTCAACGATCTACCCGTGACGGCGACGCTCAAGCGCGCGGTCGAGATGCTCGCCGATGGCGAGGCGGAAATCACCGCCATGCAGGCGGGCGTCGTCGCCGATTCGATCGCTCATGGCGTCGGCGGCGTCGATCGCTACATGGGCGAGACGCTGCGCGCCGGACTGCCCGCCAAAATGTCGGCGGCCGTCATGCGCGCATCCGGGTTGCGGCGCTGGTCGAGCATTTTGCGGGCCTCCTTCGGCCTCGAATTCATGGCGCAGATGGCGAACCATATTCGGAAGGGGACGGCCTTCGAGGCTCTGCCCTTTCGGGCGTCGCTCGAACGCTACGGGATCGGACCCGACGATTGGGCCCGCGTCGCCGACGCCGCTCGAACGAACGGCATGTGGGCGCCGCGCGCCAACGCCGAGTTCCTGCGGCCCATGGATGCCCGCGCCTGGGGGGAGTCACGCGCCGGAAATGCGCTCGGCCGTATGTTGCAGTCCGAAATCGATTTCACCGCGATCGAAGGCGATCCCATGGCTCGCGCCGCTCTTTATGGCCGCACGGCTCCTGGCACAGCGACGGGAGAAATCCGCCGGGCCTTCGGCATGTATAAGAGCTTCCCCATCACCGTGCTGCTCACCCACGGCAATCGCGCCTTCGCGCGCGGATGGGACGCCAAGCGCCTTTCGCATGCGGGCTACGCTTTCGTCGCCATGACGCTCTTCGGCATGCTCTCCTTTCAGGCCAAGGAGATCGCTTCCGGCCGCGACCCCGTTACCATGGACGCGACGACGACGGAAGGCCGCCGCGCCTGGCTGCATGCGGTCATGCAGGGCGGCGGCCTTGGCCCGCTCGGCGACATCGTCACCCAGGACAAGACGCGCTACGGCAACAGCTGGGCGGCCTTCCTCGGCGGCCCGCTGCTGTCTACGACGGAAGACATCGCCGGCCAATGGGCGCTGAAGAACATCCAGCTCGCCGTCCAGGGCCGCGAGACGCATTTCCTCGGAGACGCGCTGTGGATCGGCGCGCGCTACGTTCCCGGCTCCTCGCTCTGGTATGCGAAGCTCGCCTATCAGCGCGCGATTCAGGATCAGCTGCTCCTCCAGTTCGACGAGCGCGCCTATGAGCGCTTCGGCCGAATCGAGCAGCGCGCGAGAGAGGATTTCCATCAGGATTATTGGTGGCGGCGCGGCGAGGCGACGCCTGCGCGCGCACCTGCGATCGGAGGCGCCCCGTGACTATCGAGACGACGATCGCCGAGAGCGCGTTCAAATGGACCGGCGTCGAGACCAGCTTTCCGGCTGGATTTCCCGCAATGCGCGTCGAGGACGTGATTGTCCAGCTCGATGGTCTCACATTGACGCGCGGTCTGCATTACACAGTGGCGCTCGCCGCTGGCTCGCGCCTTGTGACTGTGACGCCGGCGACCATGCCGTCCTCCTCCGGCTTCCTGCGCATTTATCGTTCGAGCGAATTCACCCAGTCTGATGTTTTTGCCGAGGGCGAGGCGATTCCGGCGCCGACGCATGAGGATCAGCACGATCGCCACGTCATGCGGCTACAGGAACTGCGCCGCGACACGGACAAGGCTATCGCCATGGCGGCTAGCTCGGCCGTCCCCCGCGGCGCCTGGTCGCCAGACGCGACCTACGCCGCCGGCGACATGGTGAATTTTCTCGGCTCGTCCTATCGCGCGCTCGTCGCCAATTCGGGCGTGGAGCCGGGAGCGGATGCGCAGACATGGTTCCAGGTCGCCGCCAAGGGCGAACCCGGCGCGCCAGGCCTGCAGGGCCCTCCCGGCGTGCCGGGCGCCGGCGGGTTCGTGACCGTCGATTTCGGCCCCTATCCCGGCGGCGACAGCGCCACGGCCGTCGTCGCGGACGCCGGGGTCGCGGCCAATTCCGCGATCGAGGCGAACATCATCGGCGTCGCCACGGCGGATCATTCCGCCGACGAGCACATCGCCGAACGGCTCGAGGTCGCCGTCGCGGCGATCGTTCCGGGCGTCGGCTTCACCATCGTTGTCCAGCCGCGCGGCCTATGGCCGTTCGCGGCGGGCGCCTACACCGTCTCCTGGCTCAGAAGGTAAAGCATGTCCCTCATTCTCACTGGCGCTTCCGGGCAGCCCGCCGAGGTCGAAACCAACCACCGGGCAGTGCGTGTTACGCTACGCCCCACCGACGTAGGCTCACAGGGAGCGTTCAAAGTTTCGATGCTTTCTGGCTCGATGAACGCTGGTCTCGCCGCCACTTCACCGATCGCCGCTTTCCGTAACCCTGGGCAGAACATAGCCCTCATCCGCCGCGTGTTCCTCCAGGCCAACTCCCTGGGCACGGGCTTCACGGCGGGCGGCGCGGCGTTCAGCCTCTACATCGCGCGCAACTGGACGGCCGACGACAGTGGAGGCACAGCGCTGTCGCCGGGTGCAGGCCGCATGAGGTCGAGCCATGCCAACCAGACGGCTAGCGGGCTGCGCGTTGCGGCCTCTGGCGCGCTCACTGCTGGCGCGCGCACGTTGGACGCCAACCCCGTAGCGAACATCCTAACGGGCGTTGGCACCTCCACATACACTTCCTTCGTCCAGCGCACGACCCCCATCTTCCAGGCATACCCCGGTGAATGGCCTCTCGTGCTTGGCAACAACGAGGGCTTCGTGCTCCTCGCAACCGTCCCAGCCACTGGTGTGTGGCAATTCGACCTTGGCGTCGAGTGGGACGAGGTCAACACCTTCGGCACTGCACTGGCCGTCTAAGAGGTCACATGCAAATTGTTCCTGGCGGGCCATCACTGGGGGCCCCAGTGGAGGTTGAGACCACCCACCGCGCCGCGCGGGCATCTGTCCGCCCTCTTGATACCCAGAACATCAAAGGGGCGTATCGTGTATCCTTATACTCATCCACCCGATTTGGTGATTCTCCCCTGGTGGCTTTCCGCAACCCCGGATCGAATTACGCTGTCGTAAAGCGGCTATCCCTCCAGGCCATTGGAGCGAACGTTCCCTTCCCAGGTTACTCCATCATCTCAGGATACGTCATCCGCAACATCATCACCCCCGTGTCAGGGGGGCTCGTTATGGCCTCTGGCTCTGGGTGCCTATTCCGAGGAGGGGGGAACCCCACCGCCTTCGATTTTAGGATCGCCTCGGGAGCTGCGCTGACGGCTGGGGTTTACACGACGGACCCCAACTCCTTCGTGGATGTCACCCAGAGTTGGGTTAGCCTGGGCACTCCGATTGTTGGAGCCATCCAGCGGACAACACCCCTCCTTAATGCCATGCAGGGCGATCACCCCCTCATCATCGGGCCCAACGAGGGGTTCATCATCAACGTGCTTACCCCGACAGGCTACGGGGTCGGGTCGGTGCAAAGCTGCGTTGACCTTGAATGGGACGAGGTCTCAACCTTCGGCCCGTCGCTCGCGGCGTAGCCGCTATGGAATTGATAAATTCTATTGAGGAGGCATTGCATTGAAGCCGCAACGAATGAGCGCAGAGGGCCGCGCGCTGCTGATCCAGCGCGAGGGCTTCAGGACGAAGGCCTATCGAGACACGGTCGGCGTCTGGACGATCGGCGTCGGACATACCTCGGCAGCTGGCGCGCCGGACGTAACGCCGGGCCTCGTCGTCACCAAGGCCGAGGTCGACGAAATCCTGTCGCGCGATCTGAGGCAATATGAATTCGCCGTCTCGCATGCGGTGACCACGCCGTTGACGCAGGGCCAGTTCGACGCTCTCGTCTCGCTCTGCTTCAATATCGGCTGTGACGCCTTCCGCAAATCAACGATCGTCAAGCGTCTGAACTTCCTGAATTATCGCGGCGCGGCGGATGCTTTCCTCATGTGGAGCAAGCCGACTGAGATCATGGACCGCCGCCGGGCCGAGCGCTCGCAGTTCCTCACCGCGACGCCTCCCGACGCGCTGGGCGCGCCCGTGCGCTTCATCGCCGCCGAAGATCTGCACGAAGAGGAAGCCGTCACGGCCGATTACCTGCGCGCCGCGGGCTCGCGCACGCTCTCCGCGACCGATTTCGTCAAGAAAGCCGCAACGGCGGTCCTGGGCGCCGACGCCGTCGACGGCGCGACGCGCGCCAAAGACGCGCTCGATCAGGCAAGGGACGCCTATGCGGGCTTCGCGCATGGCGCGGAAGCGCTCGAGCTCGCCAAGAGCTATTGGCCGCTCGCCGCCGGCCTCGCTTTGTCTCTCGTCATCGCCGCCCTCGCCTGGCTCGCCTTGCGCGAAGCCCATCGCATCCAGCGCGCCCGCGTCGAGGATGCGGTGCTCACGCCGGCGGCGGCTTAAGGGAGACGCCGCATGCCGACGCCGGAATATCATCTGCGGAACATGGTCGGCGAGATGATCCAATCGACCAGCGACCGCGTGGCTTTCGTCGCCGCTGGCGTCGCCGGAACGGCTCCGCTCTGGAAAGATAGCGTGCGGGACATTTCCGACATTGCGGCCGCCATCGGCCCGATTCTGGCCGCGCTCGTCGTGGTGCTGAAAATCATCCTGACCGCCGTCCAAATCTGGAAAACGATCCAGCCGAGCGGAAAATAACTGAAAGAAAATCAAATGGCCGATATTCTCTCTCCGGTTCGCGGGCTGCTACAGGCTGGCGTCCAGGAGCGCTACAAGGATATGGGCGACGGCTCCTATGCGCTCGTCCATGCGGCGCCCAAGCGCACGCTATCCGTCGCGACGCAGAGCAACGCCGCCATCTTCCCGGCCGGCGCCGAAAATACCGGCAATACGGCGACCGCCGTCGTTCCCGCGGGGAAAAGCTGGCGCATCCAGTCGATCAGAGCGGATTTCACGGCCGGAGCCACGGTCGGAAACCGCTTCCCCGTCATCAGGCTAGCCGATGGCTCAGGAAACGTCTTTTTCCAGAGCGTCTGGCAGACGGCCATCGTCGCCGCCGGTGGGGCGAAATTCTGCGCCTTTTCGGGAGTCGGCTCCACCGGCTACAACACTTCGGCGGCCGTCGTCGTGCCGCTCGCCTTGCCGAAGGATTGCATCCTCAGCGCCGGCCTGCGTCTTATTCTCACGGACAGCCAGAACGTCTCCGCCGCCGGAGACGTCTGGTCGAATGTCGTGTTGGCTTATGAGGATCTTTAGGCCTATCGAATTGCGCATGAATCGGCCACGTTTCGACCACCTAAGTAGTTGAAATATATAGACTTATAACTGTCTGGGGGACAAGGGGTCGTGGGTTCGAATCCCGCCACTCCGACCATTTAAGTCATTGAAATTCCCGGAAAAAGAAATGCTGAGGCGGTTGGACCGGACCGTGAACAATTTCGACCTTTCGATCGCGTTTCGACTCAGGTCCTTCCGCCGCCGTTCCGTATCATCAGAACAAGGTGGTGGATGCCGACGCTCCACGAAACACTCTGGCGATTCGTGATCGCGCGAAATCAAAAATCTAGCCGCGAGGAGGTCTCGGGAGGCGATAAGGCGCGGCTATCGGCTCCCCTCTGCTTCCGCCGCCAGCTCCAGCCACTGCTCCTCCGCCACAGCCAGAGCCTTGGCCAGCTCCTCCCGTTGCGCCGCAAGCCTCAACGCCTCCT